ACTGATCGCTGGTCAGTATCCGTGCATCCCGAACTGGCATTGCGACAACGTACCCCGCGTCAACGGGAAGATCGACTACAACCTTGTCAACGCAAAAGCACCACGCATGCTGCTGTGGATCAGCGATGGTCCCGAGACCGAGTTTCTAAAGCACAAGGTTGACTTCCTCGGCACGCCGTCAGGCCACGGCGCACTCGCTGCAGCCATCGTAGCAAGCAAGCTGCCCACCACGTTCCTGCCTCCGCAGACGTGGGCCTCAATGGATCAAGTCACGCCGCATCGCGGCACCCAAGCGGCGAAGGATGGCTGGCGCGTGTTCGCCCGTCTCACCCATCGCAGCATCGCGCCGGATCGTCCGGTTCTAAACCATATCCGTCGCCACTGCCAGGTCTACCTGGACGCGACCAAATTCGAGTGGTGAACACATGATCCGCTGTGTTGATTGCAAGTTCTACAGCTACTTCAACGGCTACTGCAACCGCAAGCTCACTCACGTAATCGTGCGCGATCCGGTGAATGGCGGGACGAAAGAAAAGGACACTTCATCTTGCGGCGCTTACAGCATTCGCGCTGAAGACGAACGCCGCGCGCACCGCCCGTGGAAGTGCGGCATGAAAGCCCGCTACTTCGTACCGGCCCCTAAAGTCATTCCAGGACTAATCCGATGAGCATGATCCCGTGGAGCCTGATCGGCTCCGGCTTGAAGTTCGCGTTCGGCGGCATCGTCGATGCGATCAAACAGAAACGCGTCATCGAGCAGCGCGAGACCGCTGCCGATCACAACCTGCAGCTCGCCATCACCCAAGCAAAGATCGCCAAGGCTCAGAAGGATGGTGAGTGGGAAGTCGAGGCCGTGAAGAACTCCGGCTGGAAGGACGAAGCAATGTTCGTGATCGTCATGGCCCCGCTGGTCATGTGCTTCATCCCCGGCCTTGCCCCGTATGTGTGGCAAGGATTCAAAGCCCTCGACAACGCCCTGCCCGACTGGTGGCGCTGGATGGTCATGGCGACTGTCGGCGTGTCCTACGGCCTCAAGCCGTTCACCAAGCTCAAGAACCTGGGGAAATCGAAATGACGAATAGACCCGCTGCGAAAGCTTGGACTTCAATCGACCTCGAAGAGATGTTGGATTACTCAGCTATGGCGAAGTTTCAAGAAGACAAAGCCGAGTCGAAGCTGCGCCGACAGCTCGATGACAACGACGACCGAACCGTGCATCACCGGCACTACACGGACACGAACCTCATGCGCTTGAGCACATGCGCCTATGTCCTGGCCGACACAGCAACGGTGGTGGCATGAACAACCTCCGCCCTTGGGCGCGATGGCTCGTTGAACGCCGCCTCAAGTGGCTGGTGCTCGTCGTCGTGATCCTACTGCTCCCCGCCCATCTCCTCGTGTACCTCGCGCCTGCTGCTGGTGCCGCCTTCGCGTCCTGGTGCGACGCGCTGCGTGACACCAAGAATCTCTAAGGAACCCTATGCCCCCGAAGACCACCACCACGAAAGCTGAGCTGCAGCGTCAACTCGAAGCCATGAGCCACGCCGTACACAACATGAAGGACGCGCAAATCCTGAAGGTCGGTGCAGAGACCGTTATCGACCACATGGGTTCGATGACTGCCCGCCTGCACATGGAACAGCTCGATCACATCCGCGCTGCTACGCGTCGGCGCTTTGCACACGAACTGGCCGACATGCTGATTAACTCCGGCATGGTCAAGATGACCGAGTTCATGGAAGACAGCCCGCGTCGTTATGCACGCGTGCTTCGCATCGAAGGCTCGCTTTCGGTTTGCTGACAATCCTCATCGACGCCGACGTTCTCCGCTACCAACTGTCGTTCAAGAACACCAAGACAGTGAAATGGGAAGATGAAGACGACGGCGCTGAGGTTGTAGTCGCAGAGGTCACCAACCCCGAGAAGGCGAAGGCTGACCTGGATGACTATATCGAGGAGCTGCTGGAGAAGTTCGGCACACGCGAGTTCCTGCTACCCCTCTCGGTGTCCACCAACTTCCGCAAGGGAATCCTCCCGACCTACAAGGGCAACCGCACGAAGCCGAAGCCGGCCCTGTGGAACGCAGTCGACGGCTTCCTACACGAGCTGTATCCCGAGAAGATCATCACCCGCGAATACCTCGAAGGCGATGACATCCTGGGTCTCCTCGCGACCATGCCGAAACCCCGACTGGCACCTGGCAAGCGAATCATCGTGTCCATCGACAAGGACATGCAGACGATCCCCGGCCGCCTGTTCAATCCCGGCAAGCCCGACATCGGCACTCGCACGATAAGCGAGCACGAAGCCAATCTGTTCTGGATGAAGCAAGTGCTCACCGGGGACACCGTAGACAACTACAAAGGCTGTCCCGGAATCGGCCCCAAGAAAGCTGACGAGTTCCTTATGCCCGTCCATGAGGCCCTGCTGGGTCTGACGGTTGAGGAACACCTGGCCGCCCTGTGGGTGACCGTCACGATGGTCTATGAGTCCAAGGGCTTCGCCGCCGAGGACGCGCTGATCCAGGCCCGTTGCGCACGCATCCTGCGAGACGGCGATTACAACTTCAAGACCGAGGAGGTCAAGCTGTGGAACCCGTGACAAAGACTATGAGCCTGCCCACGGACAGCGCAGTGCGCAAGACGTACCCGATGTTCTCCGGCCTCATGGCTTACTTCCCTGCCGCCCTGGCACGCGTCTCCCATCACAGCTTCATCGGCAATGAGAAGCACAACCCAGGTAAGCCGCTTCAGCACGCGCGCAACAAGAGCGGCGACCACGCCGACTGCATCGTGCGACATCTTACCGATGCTCATGAGCTGGAGGACGATTTGAGGATGGACGAGCTGGCCGCGCTGTGCTGGCGGAGCCTCGCCTTGCTGCAGGAGGAGGCCGAGAAACAGGGAGCGCCTTTGGCCCCGGCTGCGACTTTCGACTAGCCGATTCGCAGGGATAAAAGTAGGAACATAGGAGGAAACAACCGTTTCCCATCAAGGGTTCCGGTGGGTTCCTGAAGACTCATTCATACACCCACGGAACCCCCTATGTCCGAGAACATCCCCCTTCACGCCTACGACCTGATCGACGAGCTGGACGCGCGATACCCCGAGGTCATCTACGACCCGAAAGGGGATCACAACGAGTTCCTTCTGAGATCAGGTGAACGTCGGCTGGTGTTGTCCCTCTTGCGAAAGCGTCAGCTCGAAACAGAGGAGCAGCACTAACCCATGTGTACCAGTAAACCCAAGGCCCCCAAGCCCACCGAAGCGGAGAAGCCGGCAATCCTGCTGACCGCCCGTGATGGCATGGGGGATCAGGAGAGTGCAACGACGGGTCGAAAGAATCTCCGCATCGACCTGAATAAGTCCACCTCCACCGCTTACGGAAGCAGCCTCGTTATTCCATCTTGAGCACGTCCCCGCAGACCGTCTCAGCAGAAGGCCGTTACTCTCAGCTCAAGTCTGACCGAAACAATGCCGAGTCCCGCGCAAAGCAATGCGCCGTTCTCACTCTGCCGACGCTTTACAAGGAAGTCTCGAAGGGCAAGTCGAGTTCTTCCCGCACCACTCCGTACCAAGGCACAGGCGCGCGCTGCGTTAACTCGCTATCCGCCCGACTGCTGCTTGCGCTGTTCCCCGCGAACGCCAACTTCTTCAAGTTATCTCCCGATGGCATGGACGCTAACCAGCTCGCAGAGCAGGCTGGCATCCAGCAGGGTGAACTGGAGATGGGCCTCGCTGAGATCGAGCGTACCGTCATCAACGACATCGAAACGTCCGGCATGCGTGGACGCTTGGGCCTCGGCCTGAAGCATCTCGTGGCGACCGGCAACGTGATGATGTACGTGCCCGACGAAGGCAACGCAAAGATGTACCCGCTGACCCGCTACGTCGTTGATCGCGACGGCATGGGTTCGGTCTTGGAGATGATTACCCTCGACAGCATCGCCCCGTCCACCTTGGGCAACGAGCTGAAAGCTTCTCTCGGTCTCGATGAGAAGAAGGGTGCCAAGAACGACGCCGGCCCTGAGCAGGACGTTGACCTCTACACCCGTATCTACCGTGACGGCGAGCTGTGGCAGGTGTACCAGGAAGTGAACGGCAACATCGTTGCTGGCTCCCAAGGCACCTACCCTATCGACGCGTGCCCCTGGATTCCCCTGCGGATTCCCGAGGAAGACGGTGAGGACTACGGCGCTGGTCTGGTCTACGACTACTACGGTGACTTCGACGCACTGGAGAAACTGAGCAAGGCCATCCTCAAGGGCGCTGCAGCAGCCGCAAAGGTTCTGTGGGCACTTGATGAGAACGCAGCGATCCGCCCGAAGGCCATCACCGAAGCCGAGTCTGGCGACGTGCTGCGCTTCAAGGCAGAACAGCTCAAGGCCATCTCGCAAGAGAAGTTCGCTGATTTCAACTTCGTCGGTCAGCACATCGACAAACTCATTGCACGTCTGGAAATGGCGTTCGGTGTTCGCACCTCGATTCAGCGTCAGGGCGAGCGTGTCACCGCAGAGGAAATCCGTTACCTGGCTCAAGAGCTGGAGGATGTACTCGGTGGCATCTACTCGATTCTCGCTGAAGACCTACTGCTCCCTCTGGTTCGCCGAATCATGGATCGCCTCACCCGCGCCCATCGACTCCCCGATCTGCCCCCTGGTCTCATCAAGCCCCGCATCGTTGTCGGCGTCGCCGCCCTCGGTCGTGGTCAGGACATGCGCAAGCTCGTTGAATGGGCAGAGGCCGCACAGCAGGTACTCACGCCGCAGGTGTTCTCGCAGCGTGTGGATGCTGGCGAGCTGATGGCCCGTATGGGCGCAGCTTCCGATCTGACCATGAAGGGACTCATCAAGTCCGATGAGCAGATGGCGCAGGAACAGCAGGACGCAACAGCACACCAGGCCGCCATCCGTGTAGCCCCAACCATCGCAGGTGCCGCTATGGCACCACAAGGAGTTCCAAGTGGCGAAAGCTAACCCCGTGACCGACAAGCCGGCTGATCCGGCAACAACCCCAACAGAGACCGTAACGACTCCGGCCGTTACCGATACAACTCCTGCGGTCACCCCGGAAGCCCCGAAGGCGAAGACGGCTCCGGCCGATCCGCTTGCGAAGTTCAAGACCGTCGTGGACGGCCTGAGCATCTACAACTTCACCGAGACCGCTCTGTGACCGAAAAGACCGAGATCGTCCTGAACGTCGAACCTCCGGTTGAGACCGACACCTCGACAGCAGAAGTTACCTATGGTGGCTTCAAGACCGTCGAGGAGCTGGTCGCCGCTCATGCCGAGCTGACTGCCAAGCAGACCACGCCCGCCAAGACCGCCGAGGAAATCGCGGCTGACGAAGCTGCTGCACTGGAGACCACCGAAGGCGACAAGCCGACTCTGGAAATCCCTGCTGGCGACGATGAGGCTCAGAAGGTTGTCGAGGGTGCCGGCCTGGATTGGGACGCTCTCAATGCGGAGTACGCGAAGGACGGGAAGCTGTCCGAAGAAACCTACGAGAAGCTGGCGAAGTCCAGCATCCCGCGTGACGCCGTTGACACCTACATCCAGGGCAAGCAGGCACAGGCTGATGCATACGATGCAGCTGTGTATGGCACCGCTGGCGGCGCAGAGGCTTATGGCTCTCTCGTGTCGTGGGCGAAGTCCGCGCTGTCCGAGTCCGAGAAGGTTGCCTTCAACGACTCCGTGACCTCTGGCGATCCTGCCCGCGCGAAGCTGGCCGTGGAGGCGCTTACTGCCCGCCACGCCAAGACGCACGGCACGCCGCCGCAGAACCTGCTGAATGGAAAGAAGGCCGCTACCGGCGTTGAACCCTTCAAGTCGCAGGCAGAAGTAACCGTCGCAATGAACTCGCGGCAGTACAAGACCGATCCTGCGTTCCGCGCAGCGGTCGTGGAGCGGCTGGCCCTCTCCGAGTTCTAAGTTCCAAAGAGAAACCCCGCGTTGTGCTTCGGCCCCTGCGGGGTCTCCCGTTCTTCGCTTTACAGCTCCAGTACGTCTCAGCCGGTTAGAGCGTGCGGCGTCACATGACGCCTAGAGTGCGTGGGTTCGATTCCCACCTGGAGCTTCATTCCTTCCTCCAATCCCAAAGGGAAATAGACAAGAACAAAATGGCAAACGCTACTCCGAACCGCCCCGGTCAGATTCAGGGCGCTGGTGACGTACAGGCACTATTCCTCAAGCAGTACGCTGGTGAGGTTCTTGCGTCGTTCGTCGCCGAATATGTGATGGCCGGTCATGTGACCGAGCGCAACATCATGCACGGCAAGTCGGCTTCGTTCCCGGCCATCGGCACCATCGGCTCCGAGTACCACGTACCGGGCACCGAGATCACGGGCCTGAATGTGCAGCACAACGAAGTGATCGTGAACCTCGATCCCATGCTGATCTCGCACGTGTTCATTCCGAACATCGACGAGGCCATGAACCACTACGATGTCCGCAGCGAGTACACCAAGCAGCAGGGCCTCGAACTGGCGAAGCAGCGTCAGCTCAACGAAATCCGTTGCGCGATTCTGGCTGCACGTCAGACCACCGGCCCGGTCTCCGGTCAGCCGGGTGGCATGATCGTCAAGGCTGCGACGATGGCAGCGGATGCAACGCTGGTTGCTGCAGCGATCCGTCAGATTCGTCAGAACTTCGACGAGAAGAACGTGCCCGACGAAGACGTGATCGCCACGTTGAAGCCGGCCATGTGGTACTTGCTGACTCAGGTGAAAGACCTGGTGGATCGTGACTACAACCCGACCGAAGGCGCTTCGCTTTCGCAGGCTGTGATCCAGTCCATCGCGCGCATCAAGCTGCTGAAGACCAACCACTTCCCGAACCAGGACGACACGGCTAACGCCAGCGTCGTTGCTTCGCGTCGTGCGGACTACAGCAAGTCGGTTGCCGCTGTGTTCCACAAGAGCGCGGTCGGTACGCTGAAGCTGATGGACTTGGCGCTGGAAAGCACCTATGACCCGCGCCGTCAGGGCACCCTGATGCTGAGCAAGTTCGCCCTGGGCCACGGCCCTCTGCGTGCTGCTGGCGCTGCGGAAATCGCAGTCGGCACCTAAGCGACACCCCGAACCCGTCACGTCTCTAACCAGGCGTGGCGGGTTTTTTTTGTTCCCACTGGAGACTCATGCAACTATCCGCAACCACTGAGCTTGAGGCTGTCAATCAACTGCTGAAGGCAGTGGGTGAGAGTCCCGTCAACTCGCTAGATAACCTGGGCTTCACCGACGCGTCTATCGCGCGTGACACCCTCCGTACCAAGGCACGCGAAATCCAGTCAAAGGGCTGGTACTTCAACCGTGACTACGATTATTACTTCACCCCGGCCAGCGATGGTCAGGTTGTTCTACCGGCGAACGTCATCTCGATTCGTCCGTCCACGTCCGAGACGCGCCGCATCACGCCGCGCGCCGGCAAGCTCTACAACAACGATGACGCCACGTATGCGTTCGAGGCCGACAACGGCCCCATCGTCGAGGTCGTCTGGATGTTCGACTTCGAGACGCTGCCTGAAGCAGCACGTCGCTACATCACCGTCACCGCAGCCACGCAGTACCAGGCGCAGTTCCAGGGTAGCGAACAGTCCTATGGGTTCACCAAAGACGATGAGAAGTTCGCCCTGATGGCACTGTTGGACGAGGAGCGTAGCTATGAGCCGCGCGGCAATATGTTCAACGACAGCACCGATGTGTCTGAAGTCTTCACTCGCTGATGCCGCTGACCTCTGGAACCATCCCGTCGATGATTGGCGGGGTCTCTCAGCAGGACGCTTCGGTGCGCCTGCCAACGCAGATCGCCGATGCGGTTAACTGTGATCTGAGTCCGGCGCGCGGCGCTGGCCCCCGGTCACCTGCAGACTTCATTAGCGTCCTGCGGTCTGACATCCCGGACAACGCGTACTTCCACAGCATCGTGCGCGACAGTCGCGAGCGTTACATCGTGGCGATCTATCCCGGCAACGTCCGCGTGTTCAACCACGAGACCGGCAAGGAGTACGTCGTCATTAAGGACGCTGCTTCGCTGGCTTACCTCACGACCATCTCGGAGCCTTGGCAGTCCTTCAGGGCCGTCACGGTTGACGATTACACCTTCATCGCGAACCGCGATAAGTACGTGGCGCTGTCCACGCAGAAGACCGCTGGTGTCCTCTCGGGTTCCGTGCAGACCTTCCAAGACCTCCCGAAGACTGCCGGCTCGAACGCGATCTTCGAGATTCGCGGTGATGGCTCCAACGCCTTCGATAACTACTTCGTGCAGTACCAGTCCTCACTGGTGTGGAAGGAAGTCAGCAAGCCCGGCGAGTTCGGTTACTTCGATGCCGCGACGATGCCTCACGGTCTCAAGCGTGTCCCTGATGGCACCAACCCGGACGGCTTCTACTTCTCCTACGGCCCCCTTGCGTGGGACTCGCGATACGCAGGTGACACCTCATCGAGTCCGTCTCCGTCCATCGTGGGCCAGCGCATCGGTGATGTGTTCTTCCACCGAGATCGCCTGGGTCTCATTGCGAGCGCCGGCAACATCGTCATGTCCGAGATCAGCCACTACTTCAACTTCTGGCGCACAACGGTGACCTCGCTGCTGGACAGTGATGTGATCGACGTGAACGCCCCGACTGAAGGCGTGGCAGAGATGCTTCACTGCATCTCCTATCAGAAGGCGTTGATGATCTTCGCCTCGGGCAAGACCTCGCTGTTCCAGCTCACCGGAACGCCGACGCTGACGCCCAAGACGGTCAAGATTGACCCGGTGACCACCTACGGGGTGTCGCCCACGATCAAGCCTGTGCTGGCCGGCAGTAGCCTGTTCTTCCTCGACGACAACCAGGCGAAGTCC